TGGAAAAATACATGAATCAAAAGACAACCCCACTATGATTTATAGGTGGGGTATGTCTACTTATCACGTTTCAGGTATGGGTGATATCCCTCAAGAGAAAGTTAATAAATGGGTAGATAAATTATCAGAAAAAAATGGGGGTGATATTGATTTATACCCAAAATTTAACGATAATTATTACGAACAAATTAAATAAAAATATATGGCAATTAAAAAGAATGATTTTAAATCACTTAAAGATAAGTTTTCAACATCTGCAAAATATAAACAACAAAGATTTTTTGATTTAGGTTCTGAGTTTTTGGATGCGGTAGGATTACCTGGTCCTGCAATTGGGCACATTAATATGTTTTTAGGACATAGTGATACGGGTAAGACAACGGCATTAGTTAAAACTGCGGTAGATGCTCAGAAGAAGGGTATTTTACCTGTTTTTATTATTACAGAACAGAAATGGTCTTTTGACCATGCTAAATTAATGGGATTTGAATGTGAACAAGTAGTTGATGAATCAACAGGAGAGGTTGATTGGGATGGTTTTTATCTATTCAACAATAATTTTGATTATATCGAACAAATTACAGATTATATTAATTCAATGTTAGATGCTCAAGAGAAAGGTGAATTAGATTATAGTTTGTTATTTCTTTGGGATTCTGTTGGTTCAGTTCCTTGTAAAATGACATATGAGGGTCGAGGTGGAAAACAACATAATGCTGCAGCTTTGGCGGATAAAATAGGTATGGGTATTAATCAACGTATATCAGGTTCACGTAAAGCAGAATCTAAATATGAAAATACTTTAATTATTGTAAACCAACCTTGGGTTGAGTTACCTGATAATCCGTTTGGTCAACCTAAAATTAAGGCTAAAGGTGGTGAAGCGATTTGGTTAAACTCATCATTGGTATTCTTATTTGGTAATCAAAAAGGTGCTGGTACAACTAAAATTACAGCAACTAAAGATAAAAGAACAATTAAATTTGCATCAAGAACAAAAGTTTCTGTTATGAAGAATCATATTAATGGTCTTGGATATGATGATGGTAAAATAATAGTAACACCACATGGATTTATCGCAGGTAAAGATGCAACAGAGGAAAAAACAAATATAGAAAAATATAAGAAAGAATACGCTGATTATTGGAAAGAAATTATTGGAACTGATGGTGACTTTGTTTTAAAAGAGGAAAAAGAAGATAATGAGTAAAAAAAGTTATAATATTTATACTTTTTATAATTTATTAGATATTTATTAATATGGGAAGAAAAAAAATTGATGAGAAAGAAAAAAAAATAAAGATTGGAGTTTCCGTAGACCCGGAATTGCCTAATTATTTTAAAGAGAAGTCAATTAACCTTTCTTCCTTAGTTAATAAACTATTGAAAGAATATATTAAAAAAGGAAACAAGATTTTAGAACCCTTAAATGAAAATAAAGAGTGACCAAAACACTTATAATAGATGCGAACAATCTACTGAAAATTGGTTTTCACGGAGTTAAAGATTATTATCATGAAGGTAAACATATCGGAGGTATTTGGCATTTTCTAAACACCATCCGTAAATTTATTGAGGAGTATAACTACGAAAAGGTACTTGTTTTTTGGGATGGTGAGGGTAGTAGACAACCAAGAAAACTAATATACCCCCAATATAAAGAAACTAGAAGAGAGGATAATAATCCTTTCAAGGAGATATCATTTAATCATCAGAGAGAGAGAATAAAACAATATTTGGAGGAGATGTTTATCCGTCAGGTATGTGTTGAAAACAATGAGGCTGACGATTTAATTTCTTATTATTGTCAAATATCTAATAACGAACAAATAACTATTTTTTCTGGTGATAGAGATTTAACACAATTAATTTCTGAAAGAGTTTCGGTTTATTCACCAAATGCTAAGAAGACTTATAAGTTTGGGGATAAGATTAAATTATATGAAATTGAGGTTCCTCATTCAAATATTCCTGTGTGTAAAGTATTAATTGGGGACAAATCGGATAATATTGATGGGATATATTATTTGGGTGAAAAAACATTGATAAAATTATTTCCTGAAATACTTGACGAAGAGGTAAATTTAACCGATATTTTGAAAAAGGCGGAAACATTATTTGAGACTGATAAAGACAATAATGTTTTAAAAAATTTACTAACAGGAAAAACAAAAACAGGAATTTACGGAAACGAATTTTTCGAGATTAATGAAAAGATTGTTAACTTATCAAAACCAATTATAACTGATGAAGGTAAAACTCTTGTAGAGTTATATTATTCAGAAACTCTTGACCCTGATGGGAGGGGACACCGTAACATTATTAAAATGATGATGGAAGATGGATTCTTTAAATTCTTACCAAAGGGTGATAATAATTGGGTAAATTTCTTAACACCATTTTTAAAATTAACAAGAAAAGAAAAAAAGAATTTTAGAACTAAAAGATAAAAAATGAAAGATAAGTTACAAATAATGGTATTCGTATTGATTTTAGTATGTATAGTTACGGGTTTGGTATTTTTAATTGATAAATCCGAAGAAAGATATAAATACAAAATATCGGATGGACGTGGAAATTTGTTCAAAACAAACAATATAGAATACATGGGAGGGTGTATTGAATTCAAAACAATATGTTGCGAAGAATTGACAAGAGTATGTGGAACATACACAATAAAAGAAAATAAAAATTATAATAACAAATAAAAACAAACAAAATGAAAGACGAAGCGGTTAAACTGGAATTTTTGATGACTGTTAACAACAACATCATCGTACAAAGATTTTTTAATGTTAGGGATTTTAATCCTGATGCGAAGAACTCTATTGAGTTATATCAGTACATTAAAGACTTAAAAGAGGATTTGGGGTATGAGTTAAAGATGAAATCGACTAGTTATCTAGTGGATAACAAATTTGAGATTATTAATAATCCTGCGATTTTGAATACATCATTTACGGATGGTCCTGAATTTTTTAACATTTTTATAAAACAAAATGATATGACAATTTGTCATAGACAGTTTGATGCAAAAATCTATCCACCTAAAATAAGATACACCGTAGATATACGTCCGTACATAAAAAGTATACTTTATAGTTTAACTGACATTTTTTCACATGAAGATTTAACATACGAATATCTAGGACTTAATACAAAGGTATAATATTTATTTTAAAGGAGACAAAAAATATGGCGACAAACAAAAATTTTGAGTATTTAGGTAGTAATTTTCAACTACAGTTATTAAATCAAATTATAGTTGATAAAGAATTTGGAAGGTCAATAATCCAAGTTCTTGATACAAATTATTTTGACAACAAGTATTTCAAATTAATTGTCCAAATGGTTAAAGAATACTTTGTGAAGTATGACCATGTTCCAACTTTTGAGACTTTAGAACAAATAACTAAATCGGAAATTCAGCAAGAACTTGCAATTAAGATTATTTTAGACACCTTAAAAAAGGTTAAGGATGTACCAATTGAGGGGTCTCTCTTTGTTCAAGAAAAGGCAATGAAATTTTGTAAACAACAAGAATTACAGAAAGCGATATCTAAAGCACAAAAAGTAATTGATGGTGGTGAGTTTGAAAATTATGACCAGCTAGAAGAATTAGTTCGTGAAGCTTTACAGATTGGAACTAGGGAAGATGGAATGTTAGACGTATTCTCCAATTTGGATGACGTATTGAATGAGGATTTTAGACACCCAATACCTATGGGAATTCCTGGTATTGATAGATTATTAAAGGGCGGATTGGCAAAAGGTGAGATAGGTGTTATATTAGCACCAACAGGTGTTGGTAAATCAACATTTTTAACTAAAATAGCTAATCATTCTTTTAATTTAGGATATAATGTTTTACAAATATTTTTTGAGGATAACCCAAAAATTATTCAAAGAAAACATATAACCTGTTGGACAAGAATACATCCTGATGATATGTCCAATAAAAAGGAAGAAGTTTTGGTTAAAGTTAGAGAAATTGAAGAGAAAATGGATAATAGATTAATATTGGAAAAATTACCTTCAGATACTATGACCATGAGTCAAATCAAAAATTTAATTAGAAAGAAAATGGCGGATGGTATTAGGGTTGATATGGTTCTTTTGGATTATATTGATTGTGTTGTACCTGAGAAAAATTTGGGTGATGAATGGAAGTCAGAAGGGTCTGTTATGAGAGGATTTGAAGCTATGTGTCACGAAATGAATTTGGTTGGATGGACGGCAACACAAGGTAATAGAAGTTCGATTTCAGCTGAAGTTGTAACTACTGACCAAATGGGTGGTTCTATTAAGAAAGCACAAGTTGGTCACGTTATTATATCTGTTGCAAAATCATTACAACAAAAAGAAATGAAACTTGCAACAATAGCGATTACTAAATCCCGTATTGGTGATGATGGTGTTGTATTTGAGAATTGTAAATTCGACAATGGTATGTTAGATATCGATGTTGAAAGTTCTATGACATTCTTAGGACTTGAAGATAAAAAAGAAGAAGCAAACAAACAAAGAATAAAAGATTTGTTGCAAAAAAGAAAAGAAAGAGAATCAAATTAATTATGGAAAAAATTTTAATAGAAAATCCTTCGAGATTTGTCATATTCCCTATTCAGTATGATGACATATGGGAGTTTTATAAGATGCACCAAGCAGCTTTTTGGACAGCGGAGGAGGTTGACTTAACAAATGATATAAGAGATTGGGAAAACCTATCAGATAATGAAAAATACTTTGTGAAAAATGTTTTATCATTTTTTGCGGCATCTGATGGTATTGTGAATGAAAATTTGGCGGAAAACTTCTACAGAGAAGTACAATATCCTGAAGCTAAGTTCTTTTATGGATTTCAACTTATGATGGAAAATATTCACTCTTTAATGTATTCATTATTGATTGATACATATGTTTCTAATCCAAAAGAAAAAGATGATTGTTTCAACGCTATTGATAGATTGCCAGCAATTCAAAAGAAAGCTAATTGGGCTTTAGATTGGATTAAAAAAGCGTCTTTTCAAGAGAGATTAGTGGCATTTGTTGCGGTTGAAGGTATTTTCTTTTCAGGTTCTTTCTGTTCAATATTTTGGTTAAAATCAAGAGGGATAATGCAGGGTTTATGTAATGCTAATTCGTTAATTTTCAAAGACGAAAACTTACATTGTGATTTTGCAATTCATTTGTTAAATAACCACGTTGAAAATAAACCTAGTGAAAAGAAAATAAAAGAAATTTTATTGTCTGCACTTGAAATAGAAAAAGAATTCATTACAGAATCATTACCAGTATCTTTAATAGGTATGAATCAGAATTTAATGAAACAATATTTAGAATTTGTTGTAGATGGTTTATTGATTAAATTAGGATGTTCAAAACATTTTAATGTAGAACAACCATTTAAATTTATGGAACAGATTGCGGTTGAAACAAAAGGTAACTTTTTTGAATCAAGAACTATGGAGTATCAAAAAGCCAAACTAAACGAAAAATTGTCATTTACGGATGAATTTTAATA